CTATCGGTCAAAAAACAAGAAGAGGAAAAGGTAATATCATCATTACATCTGCTGATGTTGCTTCTGCCCTTCAAATGGCTGGTATACTTGACTATACTCCTGCACTTAACAACAATCTAAATGTTGACGATACTGCAAATACTTTTGCTGGTGTTCTTAACGGAAGATTCAAAGTATATGTTGATCCATATGCTGCGAATATTGCCGCTAGTCAATATTATGTTGTAGGTTATAAAGGAACTAGTCCTTATGATTCAGGTCTGTTCTATTGCCCATATGTTCCACTACAAATGGTGAGAGCAGTTGGACAAGACAGCTTCCAACCAAAAATTGGCTTCAAAACTCGTTACGGAATGGTTCAAAATCCTTTCGCAACAACTGATGGCGATGGCGCTCTAGATAACTCTGGTGCAGTTGCTGCTGGTAAGTCAAATGTTTATTACAGACGAGTTAAAGTTACAAACATTATGTAATTTTACTTTAAGTAAAAGACTTTAAAGAGGGGGCTTTATGCCCCCTTTTTTTTATCTAGGGAACTCTTATAAATAGTAATATGACAGAAACAAATGTAAATACTAGACAACCGGTAATTATGGACTATGCAAGTCCTATACAGTTTAGGTTTAAATGTACTAAATTACCACTTGTAGAATATTTTTGTCAAACAGCAAACATACCCTCTATAACATTAGGTGAAGCAACGGTCACAAATCCTCTTTATGACTATCCTATACCTGGTGATAAAGTTACATACGGAAGTCTAGACATATCATTCTTAGTTGATGAAAATTTAAACAACTTTAAAGAACTACACGACTGGATAAGTGGTTTAGGTTTTCCTAAAAACAATACACAATATGCAAATTTAGCAGCAGGGTCTGCTGATACATTTCCTGGTTCAGAATCAAGTACCTCTGCAACTGATAATACCACAGCACAACCTCTTGCTGAAGGAGGTATATATTCCGATGCTACATTAACAATATTAAATAGTAAGAATGTTGCAAAGACTGAAATAAGATTTCAAAATTTATATCCAACAACACTCGGTAGTTTAAATTATGATATACAAGCTTCCGATGTGGATTACATAACTGTTTCGGCAAGTTTTAATTATATTAATTATGATATAGTACAAATTTCTACTACCTAGACCTTGACTTTTCACCGATAAGGTGATATAATATATACTATGACATTAGAAGAATTACAAATACAAGTTAATAGGGATTTTAAATTAGATGATACTGAATTAGATTCAGAGTCTATTAAGATACCTTTATTACATAACAAATATCTCCAACATCTCAATAAGTTTTCTTTACTTTTAAAGAAGGCAGAATATGACCATAAACTACTCGTAAGAGAAAAGTGGGAATACTATACTGGTAAAGCAGACGCTTCAGTATATCAAGAAAAACCATTTGATCTTAAAGTATTGAAAGCAGATGTTCATATCTACATTGACTCAGATGAAGAACTACAAAAGGCAGATCAAAAAGTTGCATACTTAAATGTAGTGGTTAAATATCTAGAGCAAGTATTGAGAAGTATTAACAATAGAACTTTCTTAATTAAAAATGCTATTGAATGGAAGAAGTTTACTAGCGGAGCAATATAATGGAACATCAAAAAAGATTCCCAACAAACATATTCATAGGTGACGATTTTATCAATTCACTAGAAGGACCAGAATATACAGATGGTCTTATTCAAGGTATGAAAAAATATATCGAAAAACTATGGGCAAAAAGAGATAAAAATAAACCAAACTTTCAAACACATCCTTTTCTGTATAATGAAAAAGAATTTGTACCTTTAGCAGATTTAATTCTAAAAAACAATCTAAAGAATATGAAAACATTAAAGTATAATGTTGAACTTGAAAATCTATTCATGTCAGGTATGTGGGCAAATGTAATCGCACCTGGCGAAATGCATAGAGCACATACACATTCAAATAATTTATGGAGTGGAGTATATTACTTACACTCTGACCAAAATGCAGGAATTACATTTCAAGATCCTAGACCTGCAGCCGATGTATTAGTACCAAGAAAACTGGAACACACTACTGAAAATTCTAATCTATTATTATATGCCTCTAAGATGAATAGAGCAATAATGTTTCCGTCATGGTTAATGCATTGGGTGAACACAAACACATCAAAAAGTAATCGCATAAGTATATCTTGGAATATACATATCAAAGGACAAATGGGAGAACACCATGACTTACAATCCGCCATCTATTGATGAATATACAGATACTATTCTTGACTATATAGAATACTATCCTGATATAGTTGATTCTAAATTGTGTAATACTATCACAAAACACTTTGATAAAAATGCAGATTGGAAAACATCTACATTCTCTACTCACGATAAAAACTCAGGCACTTCTAAGGTTAATATGCAAGAGTATTGGATCACAAAGAAAGATACTTATGCTGAACATCTAAGAACTGCTTTCGTTAAGACAATTTCTAACTATACACAAACACATACTATAATTAAACCTCAAGAATTTACTAATTTTAGAATCAATAGATATTCTACTGGCGGTTTTATGAAAAAACATATTGACAATATACATCATAGTCATGGACAAAAATATGGGTATCCACATCTAACATCTTTAATCTTTTTAAATGATGATTACGAAGGTGGCGACTTTATATTATGTGATGGTAAATTTGTTGCACCTAAACAACAAGGTTCTGCTGTTGTATTTCCTTCAAACTTTATGTATCCTCACGAAGTAAAACAAGTTACGAGTGGTAATAGATATAGTATAATGACATGGTTGCTTTGATCTATGGATACTCTGATTATAGAAAAGAAAGACGAGGTATATCTAACCGTTGATTGTGATTCGAACATTCAACAAGAGATATCTGAATTTTTTACTTTCTATGTACCAGGGTATAAGTTTATGCCTGCGTTTCGTAATCGTATGTGGGATGGTAAAATTAGATTATATTCACAAAAGACTAAAGAGATATATTTTGGATTGTTTCCTTATATCAAAGCATTTGCCAAAGAACGAGAATATCAAGTTGTCTGTGGTGAAGGTGTTGATATAGATAACAAAGTAGATAAAGATATTGTTACCAAATTTTCTAATAGTTTAGGTCAATCATTCGAGGCAAGAGATTATCAAATAGACGCCATATATCATAGTCTAAAATTCAATCGAGCATTACTATTAAGTCCTACAGCTTCAGGTAAGTCATTCATTATCTATGCTCTCATTCGATATTACTCGCACTTAATCAAAGACGAAACTAATAATCGTTGTTTACTTATTGTACCAACAACATCTTTAGTTGAACAGATGTATTCTGACTTTAAATCTTATGGTTGGAATGTAGAGAAGAACTGCCACAGATTGTATAGTGGTTATTCTAATCAGACAGATAAGAAAGTTTTAATATCTACATGGCAAAGTTTATATAAGTTGCCGAAAAAATATTTTGAACAGTTTGGTGTAGTCTTTGGTGATGAAGCACACCTATTTAAATCTAAATCATTAACAGAAATAATGTCAAAACTTACCGACTGTAAATATCGTATCGGTCTTACAGGTACACTTGACGGTGCTCACACACATAAACTTGTATTAGAAGGTCTATTTGGTGCTGTCAATAAAGTTACATCAACACGAAAACTAATGGATAAAAAACAACTATCTAATTTAGTGGTGCGTTGTCTAATACTAAAACATAATGAGGTAAACTCAAAGATGGTAGTCAATGGTAAGTATCAAGATGAGGTTGACTATCTAGTAAGTTCAACTGCCAGAAACAATTTTATAAGAAACTTAGCACTCAAGGCAAAAGGTAATACATTAGTTTTATTTCAACTTGTAGAAAAACATGGCAAAAATCTTTATGATATAATCAAAGATAAAGCGGAAGACAGTCGTAAGGTTTTTTATATTCATGGTGGTGTAGAAACAGATGAAAGAGAATCAGCAAGAGCAATCGTAGAGAACGAAAACAATGCTATTATTATTGCTAGTTATGGTACATTTTCTACTGGTATTAATATTAAGAACTTACATAATATAGTTTTCGCCAGTCCTTCTAAGAGTAGAATTAGAAATTTACAATCGATTGGTCGTGGTTTACGATTAGGTGATAATAAGGTAAACGCTACCTTGTATGATATAGCGGATGACCTATCATATAAATCAAAAGAGAATTATACTTTAAGACATTTTCAGGAAAGAATAAATATCTATACTGAAGAAGAATTTGATTACGAAATGCATAACATAGAGTTAAAGGACTGATAAATAGTAGTATGGATCAAGAAGAAGTTAAGAACTATCAAATGATTAAGTTAATGAATGGCACTTTATTGGTCGGTCAAATTGTTGCAAACCATAAAGAAGAACTTGTTATTGAAATGCCACTACAACTTAAAACTGTAGCACGAACTACATCTTTTGGCGTTAAAGATGATTCTACACTTACGCCTTGGATACCATTTACAGATGACAAAAGATTGTCCATCCCCACAGATAAAATAATATCAGTAGTTAATGCCAATGCAGATATTTCAAATTATTATGAGGTTATAATAGATAAGTTAAAAAAACCAAAAGAAACGGTACAGCAGTTGTCGCCTAAAGATATTGCTAAAATATTAGATATTGCTGACGAACTTGATAGGCAAGACCGAGGTGAAGAATATGATGAGGAAGATATTAACCATTTAATAAATAAAACCAAGACTGTACACTAGGTATAGCTGGTTCTCTCAACAGACTACATAGTCTATTATACACATATTCCTACAAGTGTCAAGCGCCTGCAAAAATTAAATTAAATATTGTCTAGGGCCTTGACAAGAACACCTAAATAATGTATAATAAGAGATATCATGGAAACAAAAAAAATATTAAAAGCAAAACAAAAACCTCACTATGTTGATAACAAGAAGTTTCTTGAGGCGATGACCGAATACAAATTAAAGTGTGAAAAGGCAGCCGCAAGAAATAGAAGAAACCCTCCTGTTACTAATTATATAGGCGAGTGTTTTTTAAAGATTGCAAACCATCTATCTTATAGACCTAATTTTATTAACTATACTTACCGAGATGATATGATATCGGATGGTATAGAAAACTGTTTACAGTATATGAGCAACTTTGATCCAAGTAAATCAAAGAATCCATTTGCATACTTTACACAAATTATATACTATGCATTTATACGAAGAATACAGAAAGAAAAGAAACAACAACTAGTAAAATCTAGATTAATTGTGAATTCAGGTGTTGAAAGCATGATGGATCAACTAGCAGGCGATGATGCTAAATATCATAGTCAGATGTTAGATTTCTTACAAAGAAATACAGTAATAGAAGAACCAGTAGTGAAGAAAAAGACTAAGACTAAAAAGTAATTGAATAGGTAGGTATGAAGATTGCATTATTAAACGACACCCATTTTGGTGCAAGAAACGACAGCATTATATTTGACGATTTCTTTCACAAATTTTATGATGAGATATTTTTTCCTTATTTAAAGGAACATAATATAAAGACTCTAATACATTTAGGTGATGTAGTTGATCGTAGAAAGTTTATCAATTATAGGGTTGCAGATAACTTTAGAAAGAAGTTTCTAACAAAACTTTGGGATGATAAGATAGACACCCATATCATTATCGGTAATCATTCC